AAATATTCTAACACTAAAACAACAAAAAAGGAAGTGTATTTCAACTTCCTTAACATCCTGGTGGAGATGGCGAGATGTTTCTTTTATCCCTTATTTCCAAAGTTTTAGAATGTTTTGTGTGCGATTAATGAGTGTTTCAAAACTTATAATCTAATTATAAAAATATTCTTCAGCTTCAGTTGCTATCGGTCTATATCTTTTTGTTGATCTGCCAGCACCCAGTCCTCTAAATCCTTCTGGATTTCTTATTTGTGTTTCTCTATAAACTTTCTCAAAATCTTTGTCAGTAAAAAGGTCTTTTCCTTGTTTTTTTACCCATTCTTCAGCTTGCTTTTTAGTTGCATATCCAGATCTAACTGCTTTTTTTATAAACTCTTTCTTATTCATTAAGTTTGCTCCATCTTTCTTTAATTAAATTTTCTAATTCTTCAAGGTCCTCAGCTGTTGCATGATTTCTTATAAAGGTCCTTGCAGTCCCTCTGTAAGATAGGTATCTTCTATGCTCTTTGTTCTGTTCTATCCATTTTTTATCAGCCTTTGGATTATATACGGCATTTCTTTTATCTTCCATTTTTCTCTCCTTTATATGTACCTTTCATTATTCCATAATTTATGGTATAGTGAAAGGGGGAAGTGTAGTGACTTCCCTTTCCTTATTTTATCCTTGCTTTAAGGATTTTATTTTTTCCTTTACTTCTTCTAATGTTTCTGACTCGTTTATTATGAGCTCTACCTGAGTTAATACTCTTTTCTCTACTTCTTTTACCAAGATTTCTGTTTGGTTCATTTTCTTTACCTCTTTGTCTTTCATGTTATCCCCCTTTCACTATATATAGTATACCATAGTTAATGCACTATGTCAACACTTTCAAGGGGAATAATCAAGATTTTTTAAATTATTTTTTTACGCTCTACCCTTGCTATTAAGCCATTTATTGTTATATGTAAAATAATTTTATAACTATAACCTTTTTATAACTATTAAAAACAAAAAAGACGGAGGATTTTACTCCTCCGTACAAGTGCATATATTTCTTTTATTTTTCTATCGTTCGCCCATTATCCGCTATACCCTCAGCCAACATGTACATCACTAATATCCCAATCGCACCGATTAAAGCTACGATTCTTTCCGTGGTTTCTGGAGTAGCTCCAGTAAATGCTACAATACTTACTACTAGGCCAACAATTGCCGTCCAAAATTTTCTCGAACTTAATTTTTGCTTCCAATTAATTTTCATCTTTTATCTCCTTTCTTATCATTTCATCATACCTTTTTAGCATGACGATTAATTGCTCACGAGTACAAGCTCCTTGTGGATTTGTACCGTCTGTAATTCCTTTTTCCTTTGCCCAATCCCAGGCTTCTTTTGCCCAATTTGATGCTCTGTCCATTTTAATCTCCTTATCATACTTATAAAGTTTATGCTCTTCAATCAGTCTTATAAGCTTATCGCTATAATTTAAATCTGTCGCATATCCACACGATCTCAACGCTTGTGCTTGTTCTCTATAGCTTGAAGCTTCTAATACACGTTTATAATTCTTTTTTCTCCATTCAGTGGATACAAAAAAATTATCGTGGTCGATTATACTTTCAGAAATGTTGTTATATTTCCTAAAATCTGCTTTAATTTCATACTTCACACCATCTTCTCTTTGTTCCCAAGTGCTCTTTGTATATACTTTGCCGTTCCACTCTTTGGATGCTTTAATTCCGAAAAAATTATATGCTTTTTGAGCTAATTCCGACCTACCCCAATCGCTTTCAAGGATTGCTTGAGCGATAGTGATAGACGGCAAGATATTAGCTGTTTTAGATAGATGTTGTACAATTGTGGGAATAAAGTCAGTTGATTTAAAGTAGTCCGCAATTGTTTTTGCAGTTACATCTGCAACTTTACTCAAATTTTTTCTGTACTTAATAACATCATTCCAATTATCATGGAAACAATGCTCTATTATAAAATTGTGTTTCGCCTGACCGTTTCTGATTATGCCATAATAATTTGTTCCGTTTGCTTGCTTTCTATACCTTGTCCCTCGATTCGGTATGCCTAATGCTTCCGATATAGATATGCAAATCTTATCTGTGAGTGGTTTTATAGATTCTATTGTATTTGTACTGTCCCATATTTCCACACCGCTTGCGAGTCCGTTAGCAGCATTTGAGTGGCATGAAATCAATAAGTCGAAGCCTTTTCCCATTTTTCCACGCTCGGCAAGTGACGGATCATCTTCAATGTTTTTTCTTGTCAATCCTACTTCGATTCCATACTTTTCGAGTTCCGGCTTTAAATAATCTCTACAATAGATAAAATTACACTCACCTTCATTGCAATACGGAAGATTATCAACTTGTTTAAATCCACGGTTATATCGATTTCCGGCTCCGTGTCCGGGATCTAATAAAATTTTCACTAAACCACCCCCTTATCTATTCAGCAAAAATTGCTGAATTATATAAACAATCAGTCCAATAATCGCTGTGCCGACTCCTCTTGTCAGCCACTTCATTGTCCCCATCAAGTCATCCATTTTGGCGATTAAATTATTTATACGCTCGTCAATCATATACTTATAATTTTCAAGTACATCGAGTCTCTCGGAATGACTGTCAAGCCTTTTGTCTTGTATTTGCAATCTTTCATTCACTCTGTCTCTGTAGATTTCACATTGCTTTTCATCCATAAAACACCTCACAAAAAAGAGAGCCTAAAAGCCCTCTTTTTCAATCTCTTCAATTCTCTTTTTGACTGCCTCTCTGTACTTTTCTGGCACTTCTTCAATGGTTTTTAGCCCCTCATATACAAGGTATGCGTACACTTTAATTCTAACTTTACTCATTACTTATCCCCTTCCTTTTCTTCAAGCAATTCTGCTATTGCAAGCATAGCAGTATCAATCGCTTTTTTAAGCTTTGCAATTTCTTCTGACGTCTCCATATTCATTTCAAGCGCTGTGTCTGTAAGCGCCTTTAAATTCTCAGCGCTCGGCACAAACGCCCTCTTGCCAGTTACTTCTACTTCTTTTAAAACTTCAATCATACTAACCCCCTATCTGAAATTAATTCCGAGTGCGTCTAAATAGCTATCTCCAGCATCTTTGCCACGTACAACCTCGACCTTAACACCTACTGCCCAAGATCCAGCAGTCTTGTTGGAGTTCTTGAGATTGTAGATTTTTTCTAAATTATTAGTAATTTCCTCCCAGTTGGGTCTTGTGTCATTTGCGTTGTTGCATACATAAGCCTTAAAAGTTGATTTTTCGTCAATCTTTCTAGATACCGAGACGATAACCTGAGTAACCTTTGCTGCTGTATCTTTCTTAAAGATGTAGCCGCAGCCGTTGATTTCTTTCTTAAATGTAATTACTCTTGCAGATACTCCGCCTTTGTCGTCAGTTGCTTCAATCTTGATTGAAATGTCACCTGCAGGTATCTGCGCAAAGTCGAGTTTTTTGAATTTGAAAGTCTGCTCGGCATTTAAATTTACGCTCTTAACATAGTCTAGAACCTTGTCACCATACAAAATCCTTACGCTTGTTTTATCACTTTCAGCATCTTTAATTGTGTACTTAAAGCTAAAAGGCTGGTTCTGTGTGCCAAAGTTTACACTCGGCAATTCAATTGTTGGCGCTGCATTAATCCTTGTGAAATAATATCTTCTATAGCTTGTAGCCTTGCTATCTGTCGCAGAAATTTCAATCTCATTTCGAGCATTGAGTACAAGCGCATTAAATCTGCTTGCGTCTATTTGGATTTCATAATTGGTATTTTGCGCCGCGTTTTTAATGGTTTTAATTGTCGACCCATTAAGTTTAACGATTAAATCAATTTGGTCGCCTAAATCTCTGTCTGATACCGATACATCGATTTTAAATGGCGCTTTCTGTCCGCCTAGGTCTGTGTCCTTGCCGCTGATAATCGGTGCGCTATTGTTTGTAACTATGACCTCATTTGATGCCCTATAACCCGACTCAGCTCCATAGCTATCGTATGCCTTGACCCTGTATTGGACCTTGTTTGTGCCAGCTGCAACTGTATCGCTAAATGACCTTGAAGCGCCCTTGTATATCTGCACATAAGCTCCAGAATCTGTCTTCTTTTCAAGTATATATCCAGTCAAATTGCTATCCGTTGATGTACCCCACTGAATTAAAATTGTGTCGCCACCCTTGATGCTTGATGGGACTGCAATTGAAGCAGGCACGCTTGGCGCGGTGTTTGTTTGCGCTCCAGTTTGGCAAGATGATTCGCAGGTGCTTGAACAACCTTGATAAGATTCACAAGATCCACATTCTCCATACTCGCAGCGTCCGCATTCGTAGCTATCTTGGCATTTTCCGCATTGTGATGATTTTTCACAAGAACTTTGGCATGAACTCTCGCATGACCTGCATTGTGACGATTTCTGGCACGCCCCGCACTGCGACGATTTCTCGCATGCGCTTTGGCAGCTATATTCACATTGAACCATACATCCACTTTGACATCCAGCACACCACTCTGAATTACTACATCCACCTTTTTGTGCATTTGTTTGACAGGAATCCTGGCATTTTCCGCAACTTGATCCCACCGCTTGCGGTTTTATCTCATTTCCAAACTCTAGACCATCACCCAAATCTTTTATATCGTTTTCTTTTAAACCCATTTCAACTCCCCTTTCTTTTGCAAGCTTAAAATCTTGTAAGCCTTTTCAATACATTTTCTATCATACCAGCAATCTACATAGTCGATGGTATTTAAACTATCATATTTAAAAAAATTGTTGATACAGCAACCACCATCGCAAATCCTTTTCTTTGGACAGTCTTCGCAGTAGCTTTCATCACTACACTTAATTGCTTCCGCATCGTACATCTCAGCAACCGCTCTACGCTTTTCTTCGTCGACCCCTGTATAAATATTGCCAACTTTAAACTTGTCTCCGTACTCGGGATTTTCTGACATTTCCTGACAAGTAAAAATATTTCCAGTAACACCAATGCCAGCAAAGCTCCCAGCACCTATGCCGCAGCGACCGCCACCAACCAAGGCTTTGTTTTCTCTAAATTGGCCATCCTTAAGGTCAATAATCTTCCTAATATCGCCAACTGCCTCTTCAAAGTGATTAAAAGCACATGGCCTCCGCCCTGACTTTAACTCCTGAATGTAATAATCACAAACCTTTTCAAGCTCAATATCAAGCTCTTCAAGCTCTTTTTCTGTCCACTCACTAAATACATTTGGAGTAAAAAAGCAGTTGGTATAGCCTTTGCCAACCGCAAACATATAATTATTAAATAATTCTGTATGAGTAGGAGGATCCACAGTTGCCCTAAAAGTCATTGTAGGATGATATTGAAGCACCAAGTCTATAATTGGCTCTAGCTGGTCAAAGCTGCCCTTGCCATCATGCCTAGGTCTATTAATATCCTGAGTCTTTTTGTCCCCATCAATCGAAAATAGCATTCCCACGTTATTTTTATCAAAAAACTCCATAATCTCTTTAGTTAAAAGCATGCCGTTAGTTGTAAGAGATAATTCAAAGGCATCCCCATAGGTATCTCTTATCCATTCTGTTAGAGGCTTGATAATATCCTTGTACCTGAGCATTGGCTCTCCACCAAAAAAATTTATTGACGGCTTTCTGCCTACTAGCATTGCATTCTTCGCAAAGAATTTGGCTGTGTCCTGTGCCACCTGGTAAGTAATTTCTTTAGGTTGCTGGCACACGAAGCAGTATTTGCAAGCCAAGTTGCACTTTTGAGTAACATTTAAAAAGCCGCCTGTAATTAATGGAAGCGGCTTTCTTTCTTTTGTTTGAGTCATTATCCAACCAGCCTTGCTTTTGATTTATCCCAGTAACCCCAAAACTCCTCGGTCTCTTTGAGGTCTCTAAATGATATAAGGACTGAATTCTCATCTAAACCGCCCATACCATTATTGACGCCGCCCATCATTAGCTTTAATTTGAGGGCAAGTATATCATCTGCATTTTTCTTAACAGTCTCATCAGTTCGTCCGACTCCAGCCAGGTCAAATAATTCTTGCCTGGTTGCCCATACCATACTATCGTTGATAATGAAATTGACATTTGTCGCATTCCCGATTGTAACCCTAATTTCCAAGATAATTTGCAATTCCTTATCCGTCTTTGCACTAAATAAATCGCTCGCGTCTCCGCAAGAGCAAACGGCATAGAGGATTTCGCCGCGCTTTGGATCCTGGGCATATAGACCAATCTCCTTAATAAAATAGCGGCTCTCGACATTCTTATTGTCTAAAACCGCTCCGATTGAGACTGTCCCGTCCCCATTGTCTTTTACGCTCGTTACTGGGAAATAGTCCTTGGGATTGATTAAATTAGTCATTCCCTCCATGTACTCGGCACTTATCGGCTCGCCCTCACCAAGCCCCACCTTTGTAAAGCTCAAGACCTCGCCTGATTGCACGCTTGCAAGCAAGTGCCTGCCAGCGTTCGTTAAATAAAATTGATTTACACTCATATTTTCTCCTTTCCAATAAAAAAGCACGCATAACGCGTGCCAGTGATCTAAAAAATTAGATTCTATTTAATTTGTAACTCCCTCTTAAGTCCCTCTTGTAATACTTGCGAGAAATTAATTTCATGCTCCATAGCCATTTCGTTCATCCAAGCAGGGATTGATAGTGTCTTTTTAACCGACTTGTTTTTATTTCTTAATCTGAATGGCGGCATAAAGACTTCGACCAAAATGCTTTTTTCATTCTCTCCTACCTTTAACTTTCCAAGCGGAGTAGGTTCAGGGATAGGCTCTCCATCTTCTTCTAAGCCATTCATAGTCAAATATAAAAGCTCTTTGGCATATCCAACCAAATTGGAATCATCATCATTGCAAGTATAAACATCTAAATCTGGGAAATAAGTCTCCGTACCACCGTCATCATAAAAAGTTACAATGGCAGGATAGCAATAATAATCACTAAATTTCATAAAAACCTCCTTTAAGGTATGGGAAGAAAGGACTAATTAAATTTTAGCCCTGACTGCTTTTCGATTGATTTTAAAGTTCTAAGCTGTAAATCCTTCCTCGGATGCGGGACTGTAACACGTCCCTTCTTAAAATCATGCTTGAACTGATGATGGCTTCCCTCAACATCATCCAAATACCAACCGTCAGCTTCTAATAATTTAATAACTTCCCTTGACGAATAAGATTTCATCACTACCTCCACTAGCTATATTATACCACGTATTATATTACGTGTCAAGTGTTGTTTACTGCTTTTTTATAACCTAAAATCAATATATATATTATTAACCCTCAACTTATCAAGACTTAGCGTATATTTTGCCCCTAACATCGTGCCTACTTCGTTCTCAAATATAGCTTTACTATTTAAAACCACTTTGTACCTGCTATTTCCATTAGCTTTAACTATAAAAGTAAATTCAGTCTTTGAAGCAGTTAATTTTCTCCTACGATTACTCCTAAACACATACTCTTTTCCTTCTGCCTCAATCGTGCACTGTCCACCAAATGCTCCAAGTACAACATTTATATTTAACTTTTCTTCAAAATGTCCCCATATAATCTCGCCCTTGTGTACAATTGCGGATATTTTACTTCCACCAGCATATATATTTTTTACATTCTTATCAACCAGCATCTTAGTTACTCCCTAATGAAGAAAATATTATTAGCGTCGCCTTTTTCACTAAGATCCAAAGCTTCATATTCAGCTTTGCTTAGTATTTTAAAAGTTTGTGTATGATTTTCCTTATAAAACTCTTCTACACATTCGCGGGCAATCTGATGAATTCTTTCTAAAGTATCACGACTCACCCAACCTGTTAGCACTTGCAAAATCGCTTCATCCATTTCTACGGCGTCAGCAAAACTTGATAGATTTCTAAACACCCTTTTTTCATTATCGAAAATATACATTTTTATACAATCACTAGGGTCTCCGCTTGCGTTTCGAACTGTTTTATTTATCAAGTACAAGACCCCCTCTTCGCCCTTTTTAGGCAGCTCATCAACAAATCTAACATTGCCCCCACCAAGTTTTTTTGCAATCTCCTCGACTTCTTCTCTCTTGGCGAACTCTGCTTGACCAATTCTATCATCAATCATCTTTTTAACGCCAGTTTTCAAATCTCCGTCATCCATACTAATCGCTGATGCATCTGTAAACACATCAACATCTGTTTTAATCTCTTGACCATTCTCGTCCGTCGTCACATGTTGGACTCTAATTTTCTTCAAATCACTCAATTATTTCACCCCTTACTGCTCCTATGTCTGATGTTAAATATCCGCCTTGCCCCTTGGCAATCAAATTATATTGTTTATTAATTGGCCATTCCTTTCTAATTATGCTAATCAACCTACCAGCAAAGATATTATCTGCCTCGCCTTTAATATCCGTGACTTGGTATTCGTGGTAAGTCAGCTTAAGCACCCTCCGCCTACCGCCAGCCCATATTTCATCAAGTTTGCTATCGTAGTGAATCTCGGTCAATACCCTAACTCCAGCAGATTTTATAGCTTCTACAATTTCAAAAGGGAATTTCTTGGCCGTACTTCCTAACTCTATTACAATTTTTGATGGTTCATTTTGATATTCAGGCTTGTCCCAAACCTCTTTTAACCCCAAATAAACATCTTTTGTTAAAACTGAAAGGACTTTGTTAAGAGTTGGTATATTTCCCAAAGACAAATTGGCAATAATTCTAACTTTGATTAATTGTCTGTAAAGGTCATCGTCTTCATCCATCCTAAATTGGCCAACATTTTCTCCAATCTTATCCAAAGTCTTCCCAAAGGCTTTATCTAAATCTCTTGAAGCTCTTATTTCTTCAAAGGCCTTGTATACCTCATCAAATCCACCATATAAAACATAATAAAGCTTGAGGTTATTAATCTTTCTAAACCTTTCAGGAAGTCTATCCCAAGCCTCTTTATACTTTGATCTCATGCTATACATAACTAATCCTTATCTTGTCCATATCAGTTCTAGCAATAGTATTACCAGCAATTTCAATATTCTCAGTCTTAAAAGTCTTGTTATCGTCACTTATAGTAACCTCAGCATCTTTAACACCGCCAACACACATTATCACACCAAGAATCTTGGCAAAACTTACATCTTGGCCAAGCTTGAGGCCCTTATAACTGATATTGTCCTTATCTGTGCCGCCAATATAGTTAATGATGGCCCTCTTATATGCTTCATCGCCCTTATAAGTGTCATCTTTTTTAAGTTTAATATTTACATAAATTGGTTTGCTAATTGCTTTTGTATATCCAATCTTATGAGTCCTGCCTTTTTTGTCAGTAACCTCTTTAACAACTTGGCCATAGGCTTGGATGCCAGCTGATTTATTTCTAAAAATAGCATCTATAATCTCATCTTCATTGCCGCCGAAGACAAAGCATTCAAAGCTCTTTGGAGGGATGCCGTCAACAACTTCCATTGTCGTGTTTTCAACCACTTCAGCATCAACCACGCTGTCTATATCTAAGAGTGCTGATGTTAATGCTGGTATAGTTGAACCCCCAGCCTTGGAGTATGATTTCTTATAACGCTCTCTAAATTCAGCATCCGTTTCAATGTCAAGGCCGCCAAATGTATCGGCTTTATTAATAACTCTAGTAACCCCCATTATTGGATTGACCATTTTATTGATGCTATTACTTAGGACATCGCTGTCCTTGCCTTTAATTATTGACTGGATCTTTATGTCAACACTTTCACCTTGAATTGTTGCCTCTTCAATCGTTTCAAAGACCCTGCCATTGCTTGTAGCCACCTTAAAACCTTTTGGAATAAGAGTGCCGTCAGCTCCAAAGACAGTAATTACACCACTTGAGCTCTGTGCAGGTCGCCTTGATATAGTCAAGTATTGACCAACGCTATCCAAGTCCTGCCCCTCTGCTGCGTTTACAAAAGCAGAATTATATACATCTTCCGCAAGCTCCCATAAGGATGCCTCATCCCAAGCATAATTTCTTATGAGCTTCCCAAGAAAGCTTGTCTCAGATGTATCAATATTTACACCAAAGACCCTTTTTGCCCTAATAATTCTTTCTTCGACCGCTTCAGGATATAATTTTCTCCTAAAACCTTTGTCAGTAACTCCATATATTCTTTTTTCTTCTTCATAAAATTCTTTTAAGTAGTTATCCAAGGTCCACCACCTCACTCATATACAAGGGCTTGTTTTCTCCGTCAATAATTGTAAAAGTAATATCGCAAGTCCTTGATTTTTTATCTCTATCTATTTTAAAATCTCTAACGCTTTTAATTCTAGGATCCTCAAGGCAGCACTCACGAATAGCAAACTCAATTTCTCTATCAGTGATCCCCTTGCCCTCTATATCAGCATATTTAAGTCCTAACTCAAGATTTAAAAACCACTCGCCCTCATTTACACTTAATCGATTTTCAACATTTTGCCTCATCTCTTCTTGGCCACCAATTAAAATCAAGTCATTTTTCACGACTGTGTCGCCATCTATCATTAAAAATGTATCTTTATACATCTACTCCTCCAATCTAGCCAGAAAAGACTGTGCCAGCACCTGTAGCAACCTCATCGCCACAATCCATAGAGTCACCAACTCTGGCCAAAGGTAGACCATTCACAAAGACAGTAGAGCTGCCCTCAGCTTGAACTGGTACATGGCAATCTGTCGTGCAGTGTTCTTTCCATTTGTCTGAGTTCCTAACCACATTCAAGCCCTCAGCAAAGACATTTGGACTCCACTGGTCTGGACTTGTGGGCGGTTTGCCACAACTGCCTTTACTTATACTGGCTTTATAAGCAACATTGCTACCCATTAGTTTAGATCAATCCTTTCCGCTTTAACACTAAAATGACTGGCCTTGATCTCTATGTCTCCATTTTTTTTAATTACAATGGATCCACTTGCATCTGAATTTTGCAAGCAAAGACTATCCTTATCAGCCAATTTCAAATCCTCTGTCAGCAAGGTCAAGCCACCTATACAGATGCAATCACTTATATCGTGACTCCTCTCTGTCCCTGCCTTATCCTCGTTAAGTAAGAGGCTGTCCGTGTCATTATCTGCAAAGATTAAGACAACTTTATCCCCCTCTTTTAAAGGATTGTAAATAAAAAAGTCGCTGCTTTTAATATGAGCGACTGGTACATTTAAAATTATTGAATTATCCTGACTTGGTAGTGGTATAACATCAGCTTTATTTTTCTCAGGATAAAATTTTACAACTTTCCCAATTTTGCAAATATTAATTCTATTAATATTTTCTCTAAAATTATTAAAAAAATCATTAACGCTCTTCATGCTTCCACCACCTCAAGCTCCGTGTTAAAATCTTTGGTATGCTTGCCACTTACAACCCTGAATATGCCATTTAAGGTCTTTGACTCCACTTTAATTATAGAGTCCGTCTCAATCCTTGGATTTAAAAGGCTGACTACATGCCATGATTTTTTAGGCTCTTTATTTTGTTTTTTGTCCTTTGTGTACTTTTTCTCATCGGTCTTGTCCCCTGAATCATTTTTGTTTAAAGTAGGATAACCAACAAGGCCACTATCAGCATTTAAAATAAAGCCAGTATTGTAGCCCTTGGCCTCATCTCTTATAACAAGCCGATTTTTATTGATAAACATCTTGGACTTTGTATCTCTAGCCAAATCAGAAAGGCTTTTACTTGCAAAGCCCTTAACAGTCTTTCCAAGCCTGTAAGTTATATCTTCCTTGGGAGTGATTTCAACAATTTCATAACCCATAACAATGGCCAAATCACGCATAATCTGACTAGCCTTAGCCCCTTCAGCATAGGTCTTGTTTAATTCTTTAACTCTCCAAGGCTTACCCCCATCTGAAAAAGTAATCTTGCATAATTTATCCGTCTCTTCATAAGTGACTTCTACATCTTCAATCTCGCCCTCAGCAATGTTTGCCTTGTTACCAAGCATTTTATAGCCAGCAGCAAGTATTACATAGCCTTGGGATCTAATTTCATTTATAGAGCTATCTGATAAATTATATATTGTTACAGTATTAACATCAGGCTCTTTATCATTGGAGAAAATAACATCAAATTCAATATCCATAGCATTATCGCCAAGGCTTGAGAATTTCTTACCGCCTGCAAATACATCTATATCTTGAACCCAATAACCCTTATCCAACATACAAGAACACATCCTCATTTAAGTTTTCATAACTGATCCTTATAGCATTTCCAGTCGTATCATAAGGCAATATAACTACTTTTGGGATATCTAAATATAAATAATTATCAAAAAGCGGCAAACCATAGACAACTTTTTCGCCCATTCTAACCAAGTTACTGTTTTTATATAAATCAACAGTAAAAAAATCCCCATAAGAGTTATAATTTATTCCAAACTGAAAAGTCTCTCCGTTGAGGACGATTTCAAAAGAGTAAGGAACACTATCTTTATCAATATCTATATATCTCATAAAACCTCCAGCTCTTTATTTTTTCGCCCTAGGGGCTGCCCCTGTCATAGTATCAATTTGTGATTTCCTATAATCCCTTTGCCTTGCCTCTGTATAAGCCCTGTGCTTTTTCCATAACTCAGTGCTTCCAGGTGAGTAATCGTCAGCATTAACTTGTCTATGGCCATTTAATTCTCGTCTAGCATTTACAAGCTGCTTTCTGCCTTTGTTACCAAACTTCTTAACCTTTGTAGCCGTCTTTTTGTCTTGGTTTCCAGTCAAGGGATTTTTAACCTTAACCTCAAAAGTCTCTGGAACTGCAATCCTAACTTCTTCAAGTGTGATATCATAATCATAGCCATCCTTAACGCTTGAGCTGTCCTTGCGGACTAGAGTAGTTATAACAACATTTTTAAAAGATACATTGCCAATGTAAGTTAAAAGCTTGGCCTCTTTCATGAAACCTTTAAGCTCTTCATACTTTTCCTCAGAGTCATTTACTATTACTCCAGACAAATCAATTCTAGCTCCCATTTTCTTGTAATGATCTGATATGTCTTGGCCCTTTTCAACAGGCTTTTCAGTAACTTTTGCTCTGATTTCTGTATCTTCTTTGATGACTGCATCCATAAAGATATTTTCTAATTTAATTCTAGTAGTATTAACTTTCATAGCCTACACCCTTTGCAAATTGAATTGCCTAAACAAGGCATCTATTTCTTTTCTTATAGCCTGTCCAATATCATTAGCAGTCTTATTATCAGCTGTCCCCTTAACATCAACATTAATGGTTATATTTGGAGCTTGATTATACCTGCCATTATTAACAGAGTTATTGTTGCTAATATTATATACTGGGACCTTATCCTTAGTACCGCCAATAGATCTAAATATATTTGCAGCTTTACTTGTTAAAATCATCTCCCCTGCGTGAAGATTAGCTTTATAATTATCGTGAGGCACTGCATTCAACCCAGATGCATGACTTGGCAATTTCTGTCTTTTGCCTCCAGTACTCTTAGCCTTTTCAAGCTTATTCATATCTTCGCTGCTCATCAGAACTGCTGGCGCAGTGTTTCTTGATTGTGCCATAGCTTTGTGAGTCTTTTTGCGCTGTTCAGGAGTCATATTCTTCCAGTCTTTATAATCCTCATACGCAAGATACCCCGTTGCTCCTATTGCGACTGTTCCAGCTAAACCAAGCGAACTAAAAATCCCACCGATCCAACTTGCAGCACTTTTTATTCCACCGATAACACCCATTAAAGGTTTTCCAAGTCCAATTACCCACTTAATTCCGCTTGCAATTCCGCCTAAAACCTTAGCAATTCCACCACCAATTTTAAGCAATGGAACAGAGGCAACTGCAAGCATCCCTGCCTTAACTATTGCAGTCTTAATTTCAGGATCAAGGCCACTAAAGCCATTGACTATTTCTGGTAATTTTTCTACCATTGGATCTAAAACTGGAGCTATAACATCTCCTAAATCCACCATGCTGTTTTTAAGCTTTGTCATGGACTTATTCCAGCGATAGCCAGGACCATACATCTTTTCAGCAGTTTTTTCAGTAATGCCTTGAGCATTATTCATGTCATTTAAAGCACTTGTATATCCCTTAACTCCATCAGACATTAAAGAAAGAGCAGCACTTCCTGCGGTAGTTTGAGTGAACATGTCTTTTAATGTCAGGCCCTGCTCTTTTCCAGCCTTTTGAACGATATCTAAGACCTCTCCAAGGTTCATGCCCTCTTCAGTAAGTTCAGCAAAGCTCTTATTTGTCCTCATCCTTAAGACTTGGTCAACATTTGATCCAGTTGTTGACAATTCACTCAGCATGCCTTGTAAGTTTGTAGTTGCAATCCTTGCATTCATACCTTTAGCAGTTAAAATGGAGTATGCAGCACCCAGTTGGTCAACATTAACATTTGCAGCAGCAGCTGTTGGGATTACACGACCAATAGAAGATGCCAACTCATTAACTGTTATTTTACCTTTATTTTGTGTTTGAACAAAAATATCTGAGATTTTGCCTACATCAAAGGCCTTTTCTCCATAGGCATTTAAAACAGTTGTAGTAGCATCAATAGCTGTAGCCATATCAGTAAAGCCAGCCTCTGAAAGAGTAATCGCTTTTTTCGTAAAGTCTACAACTTTAGTTTCATCAACGCCAGATGACAAAGCCTCATACATACCATTGGCAACTTCTTTCATGCTTCTGCCAGATGCATCTGACATTTCTCTTACTTCTTTTCTGATTTTGCTAATTGGCATTATCTCATCAGTTGTAAGAGTTGATACTTGCCTTAAAGCTGTGTCTACATCATTAGACCATTTAAAGGCAGCACCACCAGCTAGCATTAAAGGGGCAGTAAATTTTGATATCTTGCCAGCTAAATTGCTCATCTTGCCGCCAAAATCTTGCATCTTGTTGCCAATAGAAGCAAAACCACCAGCAGCCTTATCAGTTAGATTGTCCAAAGACAGCATAGAAGATTTAGATCTATCTACACTTTTGTTGAGTTCGTCAACATCTCTTTTTGCTTCACTAAAACCCTTGGCACTTAAAAGCCAAGTCATATCTCTAACATCAGCCATTTACATTATCACCTGCCCCTCTCTTTATTTCTCTTTCTAATTCTTCATTAAACATTTTATTTGCATAAAACATTGTATAGAGCTCATCGTCGTCAATTGTATTGATATCTTGGTAAGTTAGAACCCCATCTTTAATCAAAGACAGGGCCATTCTCCAAAAGTCATCATAATCAGCCTTTACAGATGCCTCTATGTCTGCTACTTTCCCATATACTGAAACTCAATGCATTCAGCAATTAAATCCTCAAGATCATCTACATTTTCAAAATCATCAAGTTTAAGCTTAGGCAATACAACAATATTTTCAAGGCACAATTCAGCCATCTTAATATCATCAATTCCAGAGGCAGTCTCTTTACTGCCCCATCTTTGTCTTAGCTTCATAGCTTCACGAACTGGCAACTTTTGTAGAGTATACTCCACCCCGTTTTTTGTAATTTTCTTTTGTTTAAAATCTTTAATATCAGCCATAATTTACCTCCTAGTCTAAAAATGGAATGAAAAATTCAACTTCAACATCTTCAACCTCTTTCATAGCTGAATACTTTGGAAGTTTTAAAATCCTGCAACCATCTGAAGCAATATTTTCACTAACATTATTAAGGTCAGTTATAGCAATTGTGAACTCTTCTTTAAGTCTATCTAAATTTCTTAAATAAGATACTGATGGACTTGTTGACATAAGTGTAACCTTAGCCTTGCCAGTAATGTTATTATTTTCAGCATAGTGGACACCACCATCAACGCCGACTTTTGGAAAGGCTGAGTCTTCGTTTCTTTCTACTTCCACCTTGCCCTTGTCCGAAAAACCAGTTAAATAAACTCCATTAATAGTAATGACAACTTTTTCAGGATCATAAGAGTGTGTTTTTCTATACATTATTTAGCCTCCTTATTAACCATATCATAAGTCAAAATACCTGATATTTGACCAGTATGAATAGCACCTTGCAACAAAGCAGTCCATACAACATAATCATACTTACGAAGAGCTACATCATTTGACGGAACATCTTCTCTAGTTTTATAGTCAACCTTGAATTGGTTAGCTTCAACAATGCCTTGGTCAACTGCTCTTTTTAAAACAGCCTCACATTCGCCTACAAGCATTCCAATGCCAGTATTTGTATATGAGATTTTATCATTTACAGATGCTAATCTAGCAAGAGCCTCTTCCATTCTGAATCTTATCCAGTACTCACCCAAGACAACATCAATAAATTCGCCCGAAAGCATTTTGCCTTCTGATGTTTGCAATACTCCCAACTTTTTAACATAGGTAAAAATATTGTTTTTGTGGAGTTCTGCAAGCTTGGTAGTTGAGACCTTTGCCTCTTTTACCCCTTGGATAGTCTTAAACTTTGCAGTCTTACCGCCAACCTTATAGCTCATAATTACAGCAAGTGCTTCAGCTGCATAGCTATCTTTATCATCATGATACATAACGAAGGTGTTGTCCGAAGCCTCGCCATATAGTTTAGATGCAATTGTTAAGTCATTGACAGTAACTGCATAAACCTTATTGTGAGCTTGTGCAAGCCCAGAAAGCTTTTTGATAGTATCAACAGAGTTATCAGTTGCCACTACAAAAAACCAGTCATTATTATTATCCATAGCAGCATTAAAAACCGCTTCAATATCTCCAGTCTTGCCAAAAACAGCAACTTCTTGTGGCTGTGGCTTTTGCATAAATAGCCTCTTGGCTATATTTAAAGTAGCCCCAGTTAAAGTCTTTAAATCTTCACTATTGACATATTTAAAAGGTATGTCCGCCTTATTATCCAAAATTAAGATCGTGCCAAATCCTCTTTCAGAGACTGCAACAGTCTTTCTTTGAATATTTACAGGAAAATCTAATTTCATCTATTATCTCCTTTTCTAATTGTGTAAGTCTCTATGGTTTCTGTCCGTCTCTCTATGCCATGGACATACCTTATGCGAACATCAAAACCATATCTGTATTCATAATTGTCAATGTTTAATACAGTCCTATCTTGGATGTCTGTAACATCAACAACAATATAATTCTCTTTTTCTAATTTCAAGCGGCCAGCAAATTTAAAAAAGCCAAAGGCATCCATGGCAGCATTAGATGCAGTAGCATTGTCTTTGCCATAGGCATTGACAGATATAACTGCATTTGGCTGTGTCTCAAGCCTTTCAAGGTAGTCATATTTAAATCTCTCATCAAGACTTTTAACAAAGTCAGCTGAATAATTGCCAGCTTCTCCTGCATCCTGCCTTATCACAATGGCCTTAATGGAATAAAATGGATAATCAGGCTTTTCTTTAATATTGTCAGTATCAACCACGATCCTTTTCGTGTGGTCAAATAATTCATCCTTAATTAATTGAATTAAATTATCCATCTACATCTGTCCTTTCTAGATAATAAATTGCAAGCCCCTTGTCAAAATCTGAATAATCCTGACAGGATAATATCTTGTAATTTCTTTTACTACCATCATCCATAACATTAATTACAATGTCGCCTTTTTCAAATTTCTGGTAGCAATAGAGCTTTCTACTATCATGGTTAAAAGTACCGCCTGCATCAAATCTAAGCTCATCATTGGTCATTGGAACAATAGCAAAGAGATCAAGCTTATAAACCTCTCCAGCCTCTGTCCATCTGCCATGATTATCCGTATCATAAAAGCCTCTAACAGTATTAACCAGGACTTGGCCTGTCATGTACTTACTAACAAGTGATTTAAAGTTAAATAATGTCATATCCTTATCACCTCATAATCTATTGCATTAATAAGCCTGCCTGAATCTATCAAAGGCTTAGTCTTTGGAGCTTTGTTTTTCTTAGTCAAACTCGAAAGCTCAGGCTTGACTCCGTCTCTGATATAATTCTTGATCATATCAACACAGGCAGCACCAACAATCTTGTAAAAGTCCCTGACCTCAAGCTTGCCGTCTAAGGTAGCCCCAAACAAGTCATCAAATTTTGAAAACTTTGATTTGTTGACATCATAAGAGGCCCTTATAAAGCTTCTTTCTGGAATCTTAATAACCTTAGTGTCTTTAGATATATTAACTCCAAAAGTATAGAGAAAATAGCCCCTCATTTTTGGAGTGACAGGAATATTGCATCCGTATTCATGAACATTGGCAATCATAAGGATCTCTCCACCTGCTTTGGATAAAACTCCAACCCTAACACCATAACTACATAAGTCTTCAAGTATTCTTAAATACTTGTCAACATCAGATCTATCTTCTACCGTCATTGTAATACTTCTTTTTCTTGTCTGACATTATAAACGGTCTTCTATATGGATTTATCCATGCCATAATAAAATCAGGCAAGCCCGATGAGCCACCAGTTGCATTGCTATTGCTATTTGCATAAGTGATACTCATATCTGCTATCTTTTCACTTGCAATGCCAAATTTCAACGGATCCATTTTAACAAGATTATCTAAAGCAAGGGCAATCCCACTTGGATAGGGATATTTAAAAAGAATATTGCAATAATCCTCAATCTGTTTAAGATAAAGCTCCTTTAACATTTCTTTTTTCTTCTCCTCTTCTGCTTCAGCCTCTGCTTTTGCTCTTTCCATAATCTCGTCAACCTTTAATTCTTCAAGCTTATTTCTTGCCTCCATTTGCAGCACCTGCCTTTTTCTTAGGTTTTTCTTCTACTTCTTCTTTAGCCTCTTCTTTTGTCTCTTCAGTAGCTTTATCTTCAGTGCCTTTTTCTTCCTCTGTTTCCTTTGTTTTTTCTTCGTCACCCTCATCATCAGCGACTTCTTCAATCCATAGACCGCCACGCTTGATTATTTCATCAAAACGAGCGGGAGACAGTTCAAAAACTTCTCCCACAAGTCTCAATTTTTCTTCTTTAGCATCGAAAAAATCTTTTAAAACTTTAGCCTTCATTTTAATCTCCTTTATACTGCTGGTGTCAACTTAGCTTTTAAAATAGCCTTTTTGTTTTTGTCAGGAATATATTTTCCGTATTTAGCGGCAGATTGAATTGCAACGCCTGCAAAGTCTTCAGAGTCAAGTACTCTGTATACTTCAACACCTACACCTGCAACGCCAACATTGTCAGCAGCAAAGTAGATTTGTTCGTCTTTTTGGAAGTATTCATCAGCAAGTTCAATAACATTAAATCCTTTAAATTTAAGTATATTGTTGTTGTCAACATCAGCTCCAGAGTGTTTAGCAGTTGTAGCTAACTTTGAGTCAATAATGATTGAATAAACATCAGCATTAACATAAGCAGTCCAAGGAATATCATTTGTAACCTTGTTGTTGACAAACTTCTTATGAGCGTCATTAAATACTTTAATAACATCATCTTCTTTGAGTACTCCTGTGAGTGTTTCAGATGCATTCTCAGAAATTGCTTTTGATAATAGATTGTTTAATTCTTCAGTCCAAGCTTCAGCATGAAGACCAGCTCTTTCTTCAATAACTTGGTCAGCATTGTCATTGACAGTCATGTTGTCAACACCCTCATGAATTGCAAGAGGTGCTTCATACTTAACAGTTTTATCAATTGACTTGATCTCTTTTCTGTTGCCAAATCTATTTGATGATCCTGTGCCAGTACCAAAGCCTACATTTTCTCCAACATCATACTTTTGAATAACTACATCGGTATCTGTTGCCTTAAGCTTCATAAACTCATCTGAGTTAGTTATTCCGTCTACAACTTGGAGTTTTCCTCCAAAAGTGTTTAAAAAGTGTTGTTTTTTCTTAAATACATCTGCTAATAATCCTGTATATTGTGCAGTAAAAATTTTAATAGCCATAAATCTCTCTCCTTTTTATTTGTATTTGTCTTTTAATACACTCCAAGCATCAGCTTTTTTTGTTTGTCCTGCTACACTTGGAGTAGTTCCCTTGAGCCTTTGCTCAACGCCTTTCTGAACCTCAGCTTCGTAAATCTCTTTAAATGCTTTAATGTTTTCATTTGTTGTTTCTGCATCTGCACCCATTAAAAAGTCTTTAAACTGGACAGGCACATTCTCTTCTGCAAGCCTGTCAATGGTGTCTTTTTCAAGATAAACTCTTTGAAGTTCAGCCTTCGTATCTTCGAGCTCTTTTAATTGCTTTGCCTTAAGCTCATCTTCTCTTTCTTTCTGACTAAGACTTTGAAGTCTTTCCGCTTCTTTCTTTGCTTCCGCTTCTTCCTTCTCCCACTTAGCCCTTGCTGTCTTTAGAGCTTCAGTAACCCTTTTGTCTGCTTCTGACTGTACTCTTGCAAGCACTTCTTCTTCAGTAAAAGTTTTAACTTCTGCTTCTTCGCTTCCCTTTTCCTCTTCTACATTTTCATTTGCTAATTCTTCTGGAGTCTCTTCTCCGTCACTAGCAAAGAGTTGAAGATTAAGATTGAACCCCTCAAAGTCCTTTTCTGCTTCTGTCCTTTTAGTTGTTTCTAACATAAATCTCTCTCCTTTGTATTTTTTTATATTTAAAAAGCAGCTATCGATCTAATGTCGACAACTGCTTAATAAAACTTATTTGATTTTTACACGATTAAATCTAGCTATATAGCCATTTCTCGTGATTTTTCGCACGATTAACTCACGATTGTAAACAATAAAAAAAGACACATTACTGTGCCTTAATTTAATATATTTTTTATAAAAACCCTTTCCACCAGGGATTTTCTTTTTCAAATATTTCCCTTTCTTCCTCCGTCAACTTATCAGGATAATCTCTATATAAATTATATTCTTTTATTTTATCGAATGAAAATATTCTCACTCCTATATCATCTGGCGTATATTTCCACCAAATAATATCATTTTCATTTTCTTTATACCATTTATTTTTCATGACCCAGCTCTCCTTTGTTTTGCTTGTCCGTATTAGTATTAACATAACCCATCAAGTCTTTAAACTCATAATTATTTTTAAAAGAATCAACTTCCATTTTTATGATCTTATGTGGTACTTTTATACCAAACATCTTCTGGGAAGACGTGCAGCCAAATCTTTTTCTTAGCGTTTGTATCATCGTGCCATAGCGTTCATTTATGAAGTTTTGCCACCCATTATTATCAGCATATCTTGACTGTAACTCTAAATAAAATACTCCTTCTTCAGTTCTTTTAACTATTGCTGCATGTCTACCTGCCGCTAGATAATATTCCTTTCCTAAATCTAAGTTTAACAGAATATTTTTTGTTCCAGATGTTTCTCTTTCTACACGCTCAATGCTGCCTTTTATATTTGGTAGCTCTAAGATTTTTCCTATATTCGAAGGTATGCTCAATGTTTTCCTGCTCTGTCCGCCTCTGTAATCCGTTACATCTAAGCCATTTTTATTCGCCACATAAGCAAAAGCTAATGAGCTGCAAGAGCCACCAGTTTCGTCTCCTCCGCCAATTTTTTTGATTATTTCCTCATCGCTTAACGCTGTTTCTAGTTTCTGTACTTCTAAATATTCAGCATCTTTAAATTCTCTCTTAATGTAATTATATGCTTCGCTTCGCTCTTCTTGCTTATATTGTTCTTCTTCTTGTATATTTATACCCGAATTTTCAGTTATATTATCACTATCATCATTAGTTTTTTGATTATTTTCAGAGTCAACTAATTCAGTTACATACTCAACATAGCATCTGCAATTTATATCCTCACTAGCCACTCCAGAATCTTTAGGGTACATAGCACTTGCGCCAGATGGCAATATGAACGGCTCATCAAATCGAACTCTGACTCCTTCCATTGCTTCATGCGTTTCTCTTACTGCTTCATCTCCCATAGTATGCCAAATTTTAAACACTTGTACATTGTCATTATTTGCCAAGTCATCAAAAGCTTGATATTTGCTATCTTCTAGCACTCTAGCACCCTCAGTCCTTGCAATTCTCATGGTGTTTCCAACATCATTGCCAAACCGCTCTTTTAGCTTTTTTGCCATAGTTGTAAAAGTGTCGCCATCATCAAGCCCTTGATGAATTATACCATGCACATCATAAACAAAGTCATTGCCGTACTTTTTTATCCTATCAGTCCATATATGACCTGCAACCTGCTTTTTAATAATATTACTTGCATCTATTTTTCGTGCAACCGCCTCTATATTGTATTTAGATGTAATTGTATTAACAGCCTTATATGACTCATCCATGATATTATTTAGCGTGTTTTCAATTGCTTTTTCATTGTCTTTATACATTTTAATCATGGTCTTTGCAGTATTCGAGTCTAGCTTTCGTAATTCATCCTTTGTTAGCTTTACGCTATCGTCTTCATTCTCATAATCCGCATAGATCTTTTGCAATTTATTCCTTAGCTTTCTGTACGCTGCCTTGTAATTTTGCTTAGTGTTACGCTCATGCTTTTTAACTAACTTTTCAACATCAACACATAAATCATCAAACATACTACTCGTCATCTTCTAGATCCTTATCAGCCCCTTGAATAAATGCCTCGGCATACGCATCTTTTTCTTGTTCCTGTCTTTCTAATTCTTCAGCCACATCCTCTATATCTCTTAGCTTTGAATAAGCATAAGTCTTAGATAAGCCAGCACTTAATGCAGCTTGTACTGTTGTTATATTGTCTAATTCATTGTAAGGTTTATTATCATTAAATACAATCGATATATCTCTATAATCAAAGTCTTTTGCCCCTTTAATGTTGATGACATTTAAAATTAACTTGATCCTTTGCTGCAAGGCGCTTTTAAACTTTCTTTGTTTTTGAGCTATAATCTGATCAGTCGCAAAGAGCTTGTATTTCATAGCTTCACCGCTGACATTACCTGCAAAGTGCTCATCATTCATATTTGGGACCTTAGCAAATTTGTGTATATCTGCATCAAGTCTATTTTTATAATTTTCAAGTGCTGTATCATTGATATTTTTAATCAACCACTCAGCAGATTGACCAGCACCGCCGCTCTTATCAAGTAATAGGACCCTGTCATCAATCATTCTGTTTACATCGTCACTATCAGCCTGAGGCATACCAGCAAGCACTAATAATGCATCTGTAAATTCTTCAAAATCATTGGCTGTATCTGATTGGGCCAAGTTGATTGCATCTATCAAAGGCAATACTCGCTCAAAGTCACCAAGGGCCTCGTTGTTATTCTTAAATTCAACAACAGGGATCTCGCCAATAAGGTTTGCCGTCTCTTCTAAAAGCTTTAGATTACCACCCTCAACCTTATACTCTTTGATGCTATCTTTCGTGTATAATGTAAGGGCCTTATTCTTGGTCTCCTTGCCAATACTTTCAGCATCAACATCAGGCCTGATATACATACAAAATAAAGGTTCAGGCTTAATCTTATTATCATAAACCATGATAATATTTTCAGGATTGACCTCATTGAAATTAACTTGGCCATTTTCGTCAAGATATACAATCTCATAACCCTTGCCCTTTATTCCACAAATCTTTGCAATTTCTGTGTTTTCATCTTGTTCGTTGTTTAAGTCAAAGACCTCTTGCAAGCTAGCCATTAATTCTTTGTTCTCTTCAGCTACAGTATAGCTAATAGGCTTACCAACAAAGAGCCCTAAGAGCAAATCAACAATATAGCTTGAATAGTCAAGGGCCAGTTTATTGTTAGCCTTATAATCTTCCTTGGTCCTGTCATATATCTTGGTCCTGCCCTTATAGTAGTTCTCAAGAGTGATATATCTCTCGCAATCTTCCTCATGCAACTTGATAAGTTTATTGATTAAGTCATCTGTGATTTCAGTTTCTACTGGAAGATAAAAATCTTTAGCAGGCTCCATATATTCTGTAATGTAACTATCCACTCTCTAACCCCCCTTATATCTTCAGCTTTCTTTTGGATATAGTTTGCAAGCCTCTAGCTTTACGCCAAGGCTCCACTCCATATCTAAGTGCTGCTATAGCATCATCAAAAAAATTAACAGGCTCATCCAAATAAATTGATGCCCTGTCATCAAATCTCCACTTCCACTCTCCTAACTCCTTGATTAAGTTCGTGCAAGATGGATGCACATATATCTTTCTTTGCTTCAACCAATTTATCTGGTTATTTATATAAACATTCGGGCCACCTTTTTCTTTAATAACAGGTGCAGCCCTAAAACCTTTCTTTCTGAACATCTGTATTCTATCAGCTTCAGCACTATCGCAGTACATGTTGACACTTAATGGAAAATCTTTTATAGCAATCTCTATAATTTCATCAGATGTCTTTTCATAGCAATACAACTCTTTAAGTACATAAATGTCTTCGTCCTTGTAAGCTAATAATAAAATAGCATTGGCATGGTTAAAGCCAAAGTCCTGACCCATTGACAAATATTCCCAGTCGCTAATATCCTGACTAAATTCTTTAACTTCCCAGTTGTTGAATATCAGGCCGCCAACTTCTCCCCATTCGCCAAGGCCATAAATCTTATAACCCTCAGGATCTCTTTCTTTTCTCATCATCATCCGCCTATGGTAGGCATCATCAATGAATCTATTATCCAAGTAAGTAGATGAGTGAGTAAATACATCATCATTAACAATATCAAAGTATTTTGACTTGATCCAATGAGTTGAAGAAACTGGATTAAATGTAAAAGTAATTTGATAATAAAGATTTGGATTATCAAGCTGACCTCTAAGTCTGTCATCTAGGATATCAACATCTGCTTCCTGTAATTCTGTTGCTTCCTCAACCCATATCCAAGTTAGCTTGCCAGTCTTAAAAGTAATAGACTTGACCTTTTCACGCTGCTTATCGTCTTTTAAACCCCTGAATATAATCCTGTGGCCTGTGAGCTTGCACTCCATTGACAAAGGTGATGATTTAATATCCCAAACCCTATCAAACCTATCTCCAAAGAGTGTGTATATTGCCTTTTGTAGCTCTGCAAATGTTGAGTCTCTGTTACTTTCGTCAACCTTTCTAACAACAAGAAGATTTGCCCCCTTGTATTTGGGATTAGAGAGCTTTTTAATATAATCAATGGCAATATTAGTAGACTTGCCCGAACCTGCTGAACCTTTTAAAACCCTGTATCTTTTCGTGCAGTTATTGACATCTTTAAAGACTGGATTTAAACCAATCTTTTTAACTAACTTAGTCCCCATAATCATCTTCAAAGACTATTGTTAGGTCTGAGTTAATGTCAAGCTTTTCTGTCCATAGGCTGTATAGCTTACCCATAAGTTCAGCCGCTTTAATCCTGTCTTTGATGGATATGCCACTTTCTTTGAACTCCTGCTCAAAATTACCAACATTAACAAGGACTTCTTCTGTCTCTTCGTTTCTCAAAATTCGAGTAAGAAATTCAATAACTTCAGTCTGATCCGCAACAGTCCCTTTGCTTTCTTTTTGAATCTTTTCCATTCGCTCTTTGATATACTCAGAAACTCGTCCACCTTTTTCCACCATTTTTTCTTGAGCATTCTTAGCATAGTTTTTACTGTAACCTGCATTTATTGCTGATTGGTACGCATTGCCAGTATTGATGTACTCATCAGCAAACTTTTGTTGTTGTGGATTCAATTTTACTGACAAATACATCACCGCCTTTCGTAAATGAAAAAGCGTCTACCACCTCAGTATCGCAGTAAACGCTCTTTCATGTTCATTATATTTTTGGAGGATCTAGAAAACATCGTTGTCCTAATCTTTCCACTCTAATGATATCATAAACTTATACTGAAAAACACTGAAATTTACTGAAAAAAACTGAAATGTTTTAAGAATTTATTAAATTGTTTAATTTTTGGAGCGCTCGGCCGTGAATGTTGTAAATAGACCGCTCATCATAATTAAGCTCTTCAGCAATATCTGACCACCTAGAGCCCTCAAAATACCTCATCTCCATAACTGTTGACTCTTCAGTAGCCAAGGCCCTAAACTTGTCCGACCAATACAGCTTATCATCAATCAAAGCCTCAATCTCTTCCGCCTTTTCACGCTCAAGCCTGCAAATCTTATCAAGCAGCTCTTCAAGCTTATCTCTCGACTCAAAAGACTGGCATTTTGGCATACCAGTAATAACGGGAGACCCAATCGTTGTTTTTAATTCTTTTAATTCCTCTAGCTGCCGATTCTTTGACCTAATGGCAAACTCTAAATGCCTCAAAGAGTTCAGCTCATGCTTAATATCCATAGACCCCCCCTCATGACTCAATAAATACAATATCGTCCCTGCAATACTTGCTTAAAAATAACTTACGCTTAATCTTGTAGACATCTGTCTTAAAACCTTTGACATCTTCAACAATGATCTTGCTTTTAGCCTTATCAAAATACTTAAAGTCAGCAATATAAGAGATCTCTCGCTCTTTTTTGCCAGCATAATAAAAGCTATCAAGTAAAACAAACTTAGGCTGAAGCTCAAGGTTTTCAATCTCTCCAGCTCTCTCCAAAAGCTTAAGCTCTTTGTACCTAGCAGCCTCTTTTATGCTATCAAAAGTGATGCCGTCAATCTCAATCTTTCTGGCATTGTACTTGCTATGTCTCATAGCCTAGCTCCAATCATACTCTTAAGTTCATCCTCGCTCATGCCGTCAGTCTGCCTCTTGTCAGAATAGTCAAAGCTACCCAGCTTGGCCTTGTCACTTGGCTTAAGTGGATAAATATTCTCCCAGTTATTCATCAAGGCATTTCTAAGCATAATGATTTTATCTTCGTCCTTGCCCTTACTCATAGTGTCCAGCTGCTGTAAGAATAAGTCAAAGCCAGCCTCATCAAAAGGCTTGTTTCTGTAAAATCTAAGTTTATCAAAACTACACAAACACTCCCTGATTTCTTTGCTCTGTGTGTATGCATTAATTTTTTGCATAATAATATCTCTCTGTGTGTATGTTTTACTTTTATTTTCTTGTGATACTTTTGTCTGATTTGTTATCTGGGTAATACTGGCCTTGAAAATGAATTGATGTTTTCCTGCTTCTCTGCTTTGCAAGTGTTTGTGAAGGAT